TATGTAGCCACCACCCATTACACCCTCACCTGTTTTGATTGGGTATTGTGCAGGACAGGTTATGTCGCGTGTTTCACGATAACTTCCTGGGTATGGTTCTGTGAATGCGATTGCTGGTGTTGCGATTAGTGCGCAAGTGATTGTTAGTGCAGTTATTTTGAAACGCATTTTGTCTCCTGCGTTGTTTGAGCGCAGGAACTTAACTTGCTAGTTGCAACTTAGCATAAATTTAGTTTGTGTTAGTGCAGTAGCCACTCAATCTTTTAACAATGTTTTTAGTTCAACTTATGATAATTATTTAATTGTATTTAATACTTTACACAGTTCAGATTCTGGTCTTACTTTAAGATTAAGGGTTGGTGGTGCTGATGCTAGTACTTCCGCTTATGAATGGCAAAGAATTAGAGGAGTGAGTTCAACAATTTCAACAACAGCAGCATCAAGTCAAACTTCTTTTGATATTGTCGTAAATAGTTCAGGAACTTCTTATGAATTAGGCGCTTTGCATTTATTTGACCCTGCTAAAGCAAGTGCTACGTATTTAAGTGTATTTAGTAATTATGTAACAAATAGTGCTTCTATTGGTTCTATTGGTGGTAGACATAATGTTTCAACTTCTTATGATGGGTTTACTTTAATTCCAACAGCAGGAAATATAACTGGAACGGTGAGTGTGTATGGCTACAACAAATAAAATTATGGTCGGTATTGACGACCAAGTGATTGAACTAACTGGTCAAGACAAAACAGATTTTATTGCAGATAGAGAAGCAACAGCACAAGCAACATTACTACTTGAAGCCTTAGCATTAGAAAAACAACAGAAACGTGTTGATGCAATAACTAAATTAGGCGAAGCATCAGGTTTAACAACTGACGAAATAAACGCAATACTAAATATTTAAGATTGAGTTAATTTCTTCTTCTGTAAGTCCAGAGGCAGCACCAAGTTTAGTAATAGCATCTATTCTTAATTGCTTTCTTTCGGACTCCTTGGCTTCGAGTGTAAGAATTCGGGCATTAGTTTGTTCTCTATCTGCCAAGAACGCTTCTTTGTCTGCACCTTTGAGTTCAATAACTTGGTCGTCAATACCAACCATAATTTTTTCAATAGCCATTATTTATTCCTCATTTGTTATATCCATAAACGCTAACAGTTCCTGTCATACTTACAGCAGTTATCGGTAGTATTGTAAATCCTGTGTATGAAGTTGTTACTGTTGTAGTCCCTGATAAAATAAAACCATTTAAGGTTTGGTTTGCAAGTGTTACGTGTTTTGTTCTTTCAGTTAAAAAAGGTGATGATAATTCTATACTTGTTTGACTTCCAGAAGTTGTTTGTAAATTGCCAACCAAAAAAGATGAAGTACCACCAGAACCATTATCTGCGGCAGAAGTATTACTTGTATCAAAATAAAGTCTCATTCTTGTATATTCGTTGTTAGTATTGTCTGCACCTGAAACACGCATACGCATTGCAATTGAACCATTTGCATTGGAATTAGTTGTGTTAATTAAAATTTTGTAATTTTCATAAGTTGCACTAAAAACATCATTTATAGATTGACTTGCTACTGCACTAAAACTAGTTGTATTGATTAAAGTTAAACCTTGTGAGGTTGTTGGGGCAACAGAAACCCAATTTGTGCCGTTATAGGCTTCAACTTTGTCAGTATCAGTTAAATAAGAAACCATTCCCTCTTCAAAGTTTGCTGTACCGATAGCAGAGCTTCTAGCAGCAGAACCACCAAAAACCATAACGCTTTGGTCCATTAAATAATTTTGCACATTTGAAGCAGTAAGAACTTCTCCTGCTGTGAACGTTCTGAAACCTGAACCCACTACGACTCCTTAAAAACCTAAACGATTTGTGTCTAGGATACCAAACTCTAAGTCATCCAAAACCAAACTTGCATAATCTAAGGTTTGGAAACCAAAAGTAATTCTGTGAGACATTGGAAGTATCTCATGGTCAATCTTAATAATAGTTGCATATTTGTCTATCTGCGACCCAACATTATTAGGGGTGAATTTAATCTGTGCTGTGTCCCCAATTTCAAGACCTAACACGTTTGCTTGGTCAGTTGGTGAAATAGCCTCTAATTGGACTGTTAGAGTCTCAAAACGATATTCAGGCTCAGAATATTGGCCAAGAAGATAGTTTGCTAACTCCAAAGCATCAGAATCAGAGTTCATTAAAAGACCTGACTGAATAAGAGCTTGTTGGCCGTAAGAGTTAATGGAATCAGTATCAAACGCTATTGCTGTTCCACCATTATTTCTTTCAACCTGCACATAGTTGTATAACAGTTCTGAGCCGTAAACAACTTGAACTTCACTAAACTCAACACCTGAACCATCATCAGCAAAAACCACAAGACCAGTTGAAACAGGTGCAACACTTCTGTCCTTAAAAACAATGAAACCATCAGCACCCATAAAAATAGAACCAGGTTCAGTACTTGTAACCAACTGCAAATATTCCAAAGCATTAGTTCCATCTTCAATAATGTCAGCTTGAACAGTTGTTGCACCAGTATCAATATCACGTAAAGATGACGGCCAATTAACTTCACTTCTATCTAAAATTGCGTTAATTCTTGCACCAGTTTTTTGTGAAGTTTCAGTACTAGCAGTTAAAGCTCTTTGTGCAAGCAAAGTGAAACCATCAACACATTCAGCACCAGCAGTTGATAAACCTGAAATGTCATAACTTAAATTCCAATCATCAACAACGCCATAAAAAACTGCTGAACCACCAGTTTCAATTTTGATTGTTCTTTTAGGAATGATTTGACCAAAGAAAGGACTTGCTGTGTTTACAGGGTCAAAAGCCCTATCATTGTTATTTAATTCAATATTTGCACCACCTGCTGTAAATCTATCTAACTGACGTGACTTACCTCTAGCAATGGAAACAGAACGAACATATTCAGAAATGTCATAAAACAAAGTTCCACCAAGTGTGTACTCTGTGTTATCTAAAACACCTTGAACGGGGTCATCAAGGATAAAGAAAGGTCCACCAAGAGCTGATAAATCAAAACCAACTTCAACAGTTGTGGCAGGGATTGACATTAAGCACTCGCAAATACAGGGCCAGAAGTTTTCTCAAACTTTTTAATGGCATCAACAATTTCTCTACCAACTTGAGCACCTGAAGTTCCAATACCAGCATTGACAACAATGTTGTAAGTTGTTCCAAGTTTTGCTGAATTAGCACCTGATAAAGGAACAACGGCTTCAGGTCCTGCTTCACCAATCAAAGCATTAGTTGGACCAAGAACAATTCCACCTTTAGCCATACGTGAAAATCTATTCAACCCAAAACCAGAAGTATCTGGTGGAAGAACAGTTGTAATTTTTCCTGTAGTTTTTGTTGTTTTTGTAGTTTTCGGTGCAACAGGGTCTCCAGTTGCTAAAGAATCAACAATTCTTTTTAATTCTGCTCTAGCATTTTCTAATGCTGCTCTTATCCCAGCAACTAAAGCCTCACCTTGAGACACTCCTGCTTGATAAAAAGTTTGAGCACCAAACACACCAACTTCATTAGCAATAAAATCAACAGAATCAACTAAAGCATTCACTTGTTGAACCATTGTTGTGCCACCAGCAATAATTTCATCAGCAATCTTTGAACCTGCTTCAAAACCTGCATCTAAAACTTGTTTGATTGCCCTTTCAGACAAACCACCAACAATAAGTTTTCTAACTTTGTCAGCAAAAACTGTTGCTTGAGCAGCTTGATTAGTTATATTTTCAATGAAACTGCCATCCTCAGCAGCTCTACCAAAGTTCAAAACACCAGCAACAACACCTTTTATAGAATTTTTGAAATTCTCAAAAGCGTTCCTTGCGTCATCAAGTTTACTTTCAGCACTTCTTAAAGAATCTTCTAAATTATCAACAATTGTTTGTGCTGCTTTTCTAGCTTCTTCTCTTAACTTTTTCAATCCATCTTTAGCTTTTTCTGACTTTGAAGCATTTCTGGTCAAAGAAGCTGTTGTGTCGTCAATTGATGGGGTCAAATCTGAATTAAAAGTTGAAGTTAAATCACTTGCTTCTTCACTTAATCCAGTAATCTTTTTACCTGCATCAACTGAGCCAAATGAGATTTTGGCAAAAGAAACTTCACTAATTTCACCAAGTTTTTCAACGTCTGCGCCAAAGAATTTCAAAACAGGAACAAGTGTGTTGAATCCTTTAATGAATTGGTTGATTAATTTAATAAATAAATTTATTGCCCCTTGAGCAACCCCAACAATAATGTTTCCTAATTTTGCTAATCCCTCTCTGAAACGATTTGAGGTTTGCCAAGCCCTGAAGATAGCAATACCCAATAAGGTCAAACCTGCAATTACTAAATAAATAGGGTTGGTTAATAATGCTAAAGATAGTGCTTTGAAAACAACAATAAATCCTTTGACTGCGCCAATGACTTTTCCAATAACAATCAACAAAGGTCCTATAGCAGCAACAAGGAATGTAATTTTTGTTGCTAAGGCAATTGTTTCTGGGCTTAAAGCCTTAATCCTGTCCACAAATCTTTGTAACTGTGGAAGAATTTGTTCACGAATTATTTTAGAAATCTGTAAAGCAATTGGAATAAAAGCAGAACCTAATTCATCCCTTAATTGACTAAACTCTCTTGACAATAAAATTATTTGACCTTGAGGTGTTTCTGCTAAAGATTTATTGAAGTCTTTGTAAGTTGAGTTAAGAACCTCAACTATTGCTGCTGCTCTTTCAGATTCAGTTCCATTAGAAATTTTCTTTTTAGTATCTTCATCTAAAACGAAACCAACTCTAGTTAAAGCACCAAATTGACCATTTAAGGCTTGGGCTAAACCATTAGTCATAGATTTGAAATCATCTGCTGTGGCCATTGCGCCTTTTTCAGCAGTTACGTAATCAAGAATCGCAGGTGTCAGTTTTGCAATAGTGCTGGCTTGTAAATCAAAAGTTGCTAATTGTGATTGTGTCGTAACAATGCTTTCCTTTGAAACAACTCCAATCTTTTCTAATGCAGCAGCTTGTTTCAAAAGAACATCAACTTGTGCGCTAGATGCACCACCAGTTGTTAAAAGAATTTGCTTTAATCTTGATTGTGCAGCCTCAGCTTCTATAGCCCCTTTGACCATCATTCCTAAAGCGCCAACAACACCAATGATAGGAACTGTTACATTCTTTGTTAAACCTTTACCGATACCCTCAAATATTTTACCTGTCGCACCAAATTTTTGTATAGCAGTCGTTGCTGTTTGAAATTCTCTTACAGCAGACTTGATTCCTTTATCGTTAAAAGTTGTTAAAATCGGGACAATAATTGCCATTAGAAATTACCACCCTTAGTTTGAATTAATTTTCTGTTTACAATTTCGGCATAAGAATCCACAATACCTTTAATTTTTTGAGTAATCATAGGTCTAAATTGTTCAACTGCTGGCCAAACATACCTTGATGGTGTGCCACCAAGTTTTTCAATCATTTTTTTACCTTGACCATTCAATCTATGTCTAACTTTTCTACCATTTTTTATGTACTCTGCAGAAAATCCTCTATAAGAACCCTCACGACCAACATCAAACTTATTACGCTTACCTGCCATATCAGCAATTTCAACTGCACTACTAGAAGTCCTAATGCTAACCAAAGAATTTTTACCTTGACGACTTCTATAAGAAACTTTTCCTGTAACTCTTACTGGTTGATTCCAAGAAGTTCTACCATTGTGGTCAAAACCACTTAAAGGTCTAGTTGAGGGAATACGGCTTTTAATAACCCCATACAGAGGTCTAATTTCTGTAATTATTTCGCGCCTCATTTGGCGAAGCAAATCTTTATCTAAATTGTTAAGCTCTTGAATAACTTCTTTGACCCCAATAAGTTGAGGAACATACATGTTGAGATTTTGATTCTCAACTTTGAATTGAGAACTATCTCTTTCAAATTCCATTTAATGTTTACCTCTTGTTTTGCTCTGTACTCTTCCAACGCAGATACATTCCCATTGTGAAAAGCATACGTTCAGATTCTTGTAAAAGCAAAGAGGGAGAGATTCCAGTTTCACAAGCAAGATAAGCGATATACCAATGTTGGCTGGAATCCCCCAACGGAATTATTTTGGGTCGTTCTCACTAACCCCGATATTATCAACTTCGTCTAACCATGAATCAAAATCTTTTTTAGTTGCATTGTTTCTTTTTTCAGAATGCCATGCAAGATATAACAGGTCAGTAAGTTTGAACTCTGATTCGAGTTTTGCTACTGACCTGTTAAATTTATCTTCAAACGCAACTAGGTCTTTTGCTGAACAAGTTACTTCTTTTGGTTCACCTGTTATGTATTCAACGCGCAGATTGATTTTCATTTAGGCTGACGTTCCTCTTACAACTGTTCCTGATACAGGCCATGTTACAGAAAGTGTTGCAATATCGCCAACGCTTGATGCGAATGGGGAATATGAAGTCACTAAACATGTTGCTGTGTATTTAGGTTGAGTTGCTGAAACTGTTCCTGATGCACTTTGAATCACAACTGTGGCAATTGAGCCAAGTAGGGGATTCAATGTTGCATCTACTGAACCTGCTGCGAAATCTTGCATAAAGTTCAAAGTTACTGTTGCGTTATTTAATCCACCAATTCGTGAACGCCATGATTGACCAAAAGCTGTGGTCTCCAAGTCGTCAGCTTCTTGTGCTAATTCAACTGAGTTGAGATTAGTTGAGAAGTCTAATGAATTGATGGTGATTTTGTAGTCTGTTGCTGCAAATTTTGCCATCTTGTTTTTTCCTTTTTCCTAGTCTGCGTAGCAGAGAACTGAAAACTCTGCTGATAGATATGTTACCTCACCTATCGGTATCTGCCCGTAATTTCTCATCTCACTAACCCTTACGTCAAAGGCTTTGCCACCAAGAGATTTATCACTCTCGATTGCTAGTTTGATGCTGGATGAACCTGTGCTTGAAACAAATCCATCAAGTTTATTTTGCGCTGTTCTTTCATCTGCTCTACCAACTATCACAAGCACAGTAAAAGTGTAGGTTTGCATTCCTCTTTTGAAAGAGTCATCAAAACTAACTGAAACTGGAACAACAACTGCAATAGGTGGGTTTGGGTTATCTGGCACAAAAGATGAAGTTCTCAAACCAGTAATTGTTGCAAGATTAGTTGCTAAACCAGTTCTTAAATCAGTTATTGATGCCATTACGCAAAGTTTCTCATTCTCTTGTAAGGCATAACAAGTTGTGCAACGTCTGGGTCAAGGTCTCTTGTCACTCTAATTGCGCCAAGGTCTCCAAAACCTGCTACACCAAGAGGTGAATCAAGTCGTTTGTAAATTCTTGAAGCCTGAATGATACAAGCCTGTTTAATTGCAATAGGTACTGATGGCCAACCATAAGTTCCTTGAACTTTGATTAACGCTTCACCACCTGAGATAGGCCAAAGATAATCTCCAACGGCACGAATTGTTGTGTAAGGCCAAGGAATGCCATCAAGGATTCCATTCAAAGGCTCAAGTTGGTAATCATCTGTTCCCCAAGTTGTATCAAAAACACCATCAGCATCTTGAGCTGTAGTTATTGTTACAGTTCCATTTGCTAAATCATCAACTTCAACAACAAAATCGTCTTGTGCAACAAAGTACCTGGTCGCAGTTCCAGCAGAATAAAATTGTCTTCCTGCATGACCATCAATAAGTCTTGAGGCAGATTCAACTGCCATTTCAAGCAATGAGTCATCCACAGCGTCAGTAATTCGTAGGGCTGCTTTCACTTCGTTAAGTGAGGCATAGCCGTTTGTTATAGCCAAAATAACTCCTAAGTTCTAGTGGTTAGTCTATCGGATTAGTAAGAACTTAGAATCCACAATTTCTAAATTCAAATTATTCTCATTTGCAAATCTGTCAGCACCAGCCATGACACCAGGCCACGTTGGACTGTAATCATCACCAATGATGCCTTTTTTTGCTAAAGGCCACCAATCCTGTAAATCAGCATATAATTCTCTTTCCCTATGACCTGCATCTATGTAAATCAAATCAGCTTTAACATCAAATTTTTGTAAAAGTTCTGCTGCACTTGATGAGGTCATTGGTAAAGGTGTGATTTTGTCGTTCAAATTTTTATTTGTGACATTCACACAAAACTGATTATATATTGAATCAAACTTAGTATTCAAATTTGTTAAATGTTGTTCAATCCACAAATCAGAATTGCTACCAAGAAATGTATCCACACAAATCATTTCAAAATCAATATTTTGTTGTTCTAAAAGTTCTGACATAAAAAAAGCTGAGGCCCCTAACCATGTGCCTACCTCAATAATGGTTTTAGGCTTAGTAATTTCAATCACTTTTGAAAATGCTGGACTATCAGACCCCCACCCTTGTATTTTTGATTCACCAATTATTTTAGGGGTTTGCAATTTGAATTGTTTTTTGAATTGTTTAATATTCAAGAGCTTCTTTTCTGTTATTTGCATCAGCATCAGCCCAACCTGACATTGAATTAGCAAAATCTTTTCGATAATCATAAAGAGGCTCGTTAGCAAAACCAAAACGTGCACCTAACCTGGCAGACTTTCTCCACATAGCCCAATCAGCGTAAGCAACTTCAGGGTAATGACATTGTTCCCACCAAGACTTTTGAATTGGTGAAGCGCAGCAAAAAAAACAATAAGGCTCAGTAAATATTTGTTGATTATTCATAACAGGTGGAACATAAGTTTCATAAGAGTTTTGTACTTGATAACCAACTTGCCAAATATCACAATCCTGAATTGCAAGATTATTCAAAGCATGAGGTTTAAGTCTGTCGTCAATGTCACAAACCCATATCCATTTTGTTTCAACTTCTGCAGCACACGCATTCCAAAAGAAAGGAGAACGCCATTTAACATTTTTTGTATCTTTGACAAGCTGCTTGAATTTAATATTCCTTTTTTTATCTGTACCAACTAAAACTTGTTTTGGTTTAACCTCTAAATTATCTATTGCCTCAACCCAACCATCAATAAAATGTTCATAACCCTCGCCATAAACGGCTGTAATAATTGTTACATCTACCATCTCAAAGGCATCCCTAAAGTTGATGGGTGACCAACATGATAAATCCAAGTTAATTCTGGGTGATGGTATATAACTTTACCTGCCTCTACAAGTTTTTTAATCATCACAAAATCATGACCAATACGATTGCCCTGAAAATCTGTTTCATAACTATCAATATCAAAACCTTTAGAAAAACCCCCAACTTCTAGCAAGGCTTCACGTTTAGCAATCCAAGTTATAGGCACTTGATGAACATTTGCGTTAGACCAAGGTTTGTAAGCATATATTTGTAAATGCCCACCATCAGGCAAACTTGAATATTTGAACCAAGGATAAACAAGGTCAGCACCTGTCTCTTCAATCGCACCATAAATTGCTTCAATGTGTCTTGGTAAAAGTTCATCATCATCATCAAGAATTGCAACATATTTTGTGTTTGCTTCAGCAATCATTGCATCCAACATTGCAACGTGTCCCTCACGTTTTTCATCAAGTTTAATTAAATGTTTTTCAGGTTGCAGAGTTTGATTTTCCACACTTCTTACAGCTCTTTTCAAAAGTTCTGACCTAGTTGGAATTGTGGCAGTACAAATTGTTACATCAGCTTTCATTGTCCCAAGCATTTCTTCTTCTTCTCCTGATAGACCATTTTCCCTCAGTTAAATCTTTGTTGGCAATTTTTTGTTGATAATACGAAGCGTTGTCTGCAAAAGTTGTGTCATTCAAATGTTGAAACCCTGCTTTAAGGGTTGAAGAGTTATCGTGTGCCACAGGGATAAAAGAATGTTCAACAGTCATATTGTTTTCTAAACATCTTCTTTCAAAATCGTTATCCTCAAAATAAGCTGGATGCAAAGACTCATCAAATAAACCAACCTTGTCTACAACTTTCCAACCAACAGAAAAAGCACACCATTCAGGTGCACCCCCAGATAATAAAAGTTTTTCAGGATGAGATTTTTCAGCAAACATTTGTAAAGCATCCCCACCAAACTCAACATCAAAATTTGAAATCAACCAATAATCAGAAAAAGGTAAAGATTTAATTCCAAGATTCCAAGAACCTGCCACCCCAAAATTGCTAGGAAGTTTAATGTGATGAGTTTTGTGAACCCAGTTATTCCAAACAGGATGCCAAGAATTAGCCTTAGCCCCATTGTCAATAACAACTAAATCTTTAATCGGATAGTTGATTGAGGCAATCATTCTGTCCAAAAGGTCGTATCTGACCAACACAGGAACTATCAGCGCAGGTATCAAACGAGTATTCCCCCCATCAGTTCTAGCCTAATTTTGCCTTTATTTTGCTTTTAACAGGCATCAGGAAAGCAGTTTCGTGAGTGCTGGTTTCCAATGTGTCTCAAAAACATTATCAGCATCATATTGCTTAGCAAAATCAATTGCTTTCTGACTACGCTCACGACCTCTGTTATACGCCTGTTCAAGTGAATCAACAATCTCAGGAACAGATGGCAAATGAAACCAAGCCTTTTGAGGTGCATTCCAAAGAGGTTGCCCACCAACAAGCCAACCATCACCACAAAGTTCAGCAGATGCAGCAAAGTTGGAAACAATAACAGGTGTACCTGTAGCCAAACTTTCAACTGTAGGAATACCGAACCCTTCCCCATAACTTGTTGCAAGCAAAACATCCATACCTGTGTATATACAAGCCAACATATCTTGAGGCATACCAGTTCTTAAAAGATAAGGGTCAGCAAAAATAACTTGGTCTTGTGGAATGCCACATGACAAAATTAAATCTCTTAAATTAATTCCACCCAAAGAACCACTAGCTTCAGTATGTAAATACAAAACAACATCTCTGTGTTTTTGTGCAAACATTGAAAACGCTAAAATGTTTTCGCCAAACGCTTTTCTGTTAGGCATCACACCTTTATTTGCTGCATTCATTCCAACAACAAATTTATCTTCAGGAATATTCATCAACTGTCTAGCAGTCAAAACAGTATTGTTATATTTAACTTTTTCTGTTGGTTTGAAAACAGGTTCAATTGCGTGAGGCACATACAATGATTCAACATCAGAGTTCTCAAATATTTTTTGACCATACTGACTCATTGCAATGGGTGTAACAAATTTTTGTTTAGACCATTTCATAACATCAGGTGGTGCTGGCATGTGGTCAATTGGTGTCCAAGAAGCAACATTCCAATCAGACCATCTATCTCCACGAAAAACCCAAACATCAAACAAAGTGATGAGAAGATTTTGTGCTTCAGGGTCTTCTTGAGACCAGTCATACATGTGAGCAGGAATAATGTCATTAGACCATTGCTCATGACCTCTTGGATAAATTTTTATGTCACCAAAAGGCGTGTTCCAATTTGTTGTGTTTGCTTCTAAACCATAATTTGCTGCAATAGCAACTTCGTGGCCATGTTGTTTTAATCTGATTGTTGATTGTGCTGTTTGTGTTCCATAACCTGTACTGGCCCAGGGGGCATTAGAAACCCAAAGGATTCTGGCAGGTTTTGATTTATCAACTTTTTTATTTTTTGCTAAAGCTCTTCGTTCTTCACGATTCACGCAGGACTCCAAATATTACGCAGGTGAGCCAACACTACAAGAGTGCTGGCTCAATTTGAGTCTAGGACACGACCTGCGCTTCGTGTCCCAGACAGTTTTTCAAATCAGCAAACTATTAGGAGTTTGAAGACTTGAAGTATTTGACGTGACTTGTTTGAATCAAGTTTCCATCAACTCTGAAAGTAGCTCTGAAAGTTACTAGGTCGTTAGAAAACGCGAAGTCATCTGACCTATCTAATCTCAAGCCACCAACTTGGCGAACATAGTAACTTGGCAAGTGACCAAATATAACTGGTCTAACTGCTGAAGCTGCTGATGCCATTGCTGGGTTTTCATAGATTGGGTAACCAAGTAGCAAGTCTCTTGTATCTGCTGAAAGTGATGGTGTGAACAAGTATTGTCCTGAACCATCTTTTAACTTACGAACATTTGCAATAGAGGTTGCGTTCATTTGGAAACCTGTTCCTGGTAAACGTCTTCCAGCAGTATTAACAGAATAAACAAGGTCTATTAGGTTATCTGCTGTTGGATTTAGAGAAGTTCCAGTTAATGCTGAACCTGCTCTTGAAACAATGCCGTTTGGTTGTACAGTTCCTGTACCAACTGTTAAGGCTTCGTTTACAGCAAATCCCATTGCGTTACCTGTTTGTTCTGCAAGGAATCCAAGAATATCCACACCAGCATCTTCAATTAATTCGCGTGAAACTTGGGTCAAGAATGAGTACTTGTATGCACCAAGAGTTACGAAATCATTGAATGTTGGGTCAGATTCTCCAATTGCGTTACCCTCTGAAGTTACAGTTCCAACTGAATATGCACTCAATGATGGAATTTGTAGGTTTTCGCCACCTGCAGTATTTAAGATGGTTGAGGTTTCTAGCATTGGACCAACGAATCTTGCTAAGAACAGAACTCTGTCATAGAAAGAAGTTGGAACAGGGCTTCCTTGACTTCCGGTTGTTACGTCTCTTTTTTCAAAGTCGTAAGAACGGATTTCACCTTTTGCTAATGCGCGAATTGCTTCTGCATCAGATTTTTCGTTGCGTGATTCTGCAACTGGTCTTGCTTGGTTTTCCATACCTTTCATGGCTTGAGCAGCACGTTCTTCACGTTCTGCATCAGTCTTGAGGGTTTCGATTACCTTAGCGCGTGAGTCAAGGTCTTGAGAAATACGTTCGTATTTTTCGTTTTCCTCGGCTGTTAGGTCGCGCTTTTCAGCAGCAGCAGCATCTAACAGAGCTTTTGCCTCTGCCCATGCTTGCTGACGTGCTTCATGTTGTTGCTTAATGTATTCAGACATTAAATGCACTCCAATAGCGATAGTATTTGTTTTGAGATTGTGAAACTGCGAGGCTCACTCGACAGTAATAATGGTGGTGGCATCCACGCAACCATCATTATTATTGTATATCAGGTTTTAACGCGTTTCTTTTATTTCAACAATTCTTGTTTCTTGTACAGGATTGTAATTTTTGATTTCAGGTTTTTCAATATCGATAATGGCTTGTGCTAAATCATCAGCCAAGTCAGCAATTACACCTGAAGTGGGATTTCCTGCAACTTTTAGAATCGCTTCTTTAACTTTTGCTTTATCCATTGTTATACAACCTTTAATAATAGGTCAAGTTGTTTACGTTTTAATTCTAATAAATCATCTTGACTTGGTTCGTTATCTCTTAACTTAGTCACAACTTCTTGTAATAAATCGGCTTGTGAACCTGCTAACTTTTCACCTGATTCAAGTTTAATCATTGCATCAGCCAAAGCATCAGCATCAACATTTGTTCTTGAAGCTAAAATATCTAAAGAACGAACAGTTGCAGTTGTTGCCTCATAAGCTGGAAAGCCTGTAACAATTGAAACTTCATGCAATCTGATTTGATGCAACTCTCTAGTCATTCCATCTTCAGACCATTTATCGCCTTTTGCTGGAACAGAGAAACCAAAACTCATTGCGTGAACATCTCCACGTTTCATAAGCACAGCCAAATCGCGACCTGCTGTTGTATCAGGCAATGTTGCTTCTGCTAACAAACCTGTTGAATCTTCTGTAAGTTTTAATGTCTTTGAACGTGTTGAAGCAAGGACTTCATCCATGTTGTGATTCTTGAAAAGTTTCACTTCATTACGTGCTTTCAAAGAACGATTAAATGCGCCAGGCATAATTCTTTCAATGAATGGAAGTGGCTCTGAGTCACTATTGAAAACGGCTGCGTAACCTGTGAAGCGCATACCATCAGCTTCAGCGTTATCTATTCTTAATTCAAAATCAATATCAGTTTTTACTCTGCGTTCAACTTTAGTCACGTTGTTTTCCTTTTTCTCTTTGTTTAATTTTACATTAACTGATGACCAACGTGATTGTTGTTCTTCAGCATCTAACCTATCTATAACACCTTGGGCATAATCCAAAGTTCTTTGTGCTGCTCTTTTGCTTGGCCCACTTCCCCATAAAAGATGCGCAACAAGACCTGCACCTGGATAACCTGGGTCAGAAGTGTTTGAATTTTTTGGTGCATCTAAATCAACAAGATGACGAGCAATCCAAGGTGCAATCCTGCGCCACTTGTCTTCAGATACTCGACCAGCAGCCATATCTCTTGCCTCTTGTTTAGTTTTATCTGTCAAACCATCTCCACCAAAACCTTGACGATTTAGTTCAAGTCCTCTGCGAGCAGCAGCACGCATATAAGCTGGTGGTGTCAAATTAACTTGTCTTATTTCTAAAGTTCTTAAATCACTAATTTTTGTTAAAGTTGAAAACTTATGTCCAACCTTTACATCACTTGCTTCAAAACCATCTTCTGTTTCCTGATAAATAACAATTAATGCAGCAGGGTCATCAGGTGTACCTTGAATTGTGAAAGAAGAATTAGGAACATTTATTTGCCCATCTCTTTCAATTCTTTCAATTTTTCCTTGTGACCTACCACCTGAAGTGTTCCAAGAAACAAAATCACCAGTCTTCAAAGAATCAGGTTCAGCTCTTTCTTCTTGAGCAGGTTCCCAAGCATTGCAATAGTATGCACCATTAACGTAGTCATCCCATTTCTCGCACCAAGCACGAAGCTCACCATCAGCAAACTCTTTGACATCATCTTCTTTGTAAAAAATACAATTACCACAAGCACGACCATCTGGAACATCTTCTGATAAAGATGGTCTGTAATTCTCAGGTAAAACTCTTTTATCTTTTTTCATTTTCTTGTAAGGCTTGTTTACTCTTTCCCCACCAGGTTCAATTTCTTCAGCAAGTGACACAGCAACCATTTGGTCAATAGCATCTTGTTTATTTTCATGGCAACCAATAACTTCGCCATCTTCTTTAATTGTTGCCCAGCCTGAGCAATCAGGTGATGAATCAGTAATAAAATATGGCATTATTTTTTTTGTATCCAAACGTTTAGAATAGATGAATTTGCAGCAGTTCTTCCCCAGATAGCTTCTCCAGGATTTAATTCAAATTCCCAAATATTTCTTGTTGTATTTGGGCTATCAGGTAGTCTTGCTAAACCATAAGCATCTGCTGGGTCAATGTCTTCATCACCACTAATTCTTACAACTTCAGTTCCAGCATTTACAAATTTGACTGATTGTGGTTGATTATGAGGAGAAACTAATTGAATCGCAGCCGTTCCTACTGTGAGTCTTTTACTAATTATCAAAATGCCACCTAAATTAAAAGAAGCAATTCTGCCTCATCTTGTCTTATTGAAAAGTCTATACGAATTTCGGCAGAGGCATTAAAATTTGATGCTAGGGTGTTGGCTTTAATTAGAACAATTTTATTTAATGGTTTTGTTTGAACAATTTTAGGAATCTCAGGTTCAAAAACAGGTTCAAGTTTAGGTTTGATTTTCTTTTGAACATAACCTCTTGAACCATAAACAGGTTCAGGTGTTGGGGGAACTGGTGGTTCTCCACCTGTTGCTGTACCTGACGCAGAAAGCCCACCAAGATTTGCTTCCCCTGAAGCCTCAAGAACTACACCTAAAGTTGCTGAACTCTCAAGGCCACCAAATAAAGACTCAGCACCCGATTCAACATTTATGTTTATTTCTGCTTGAGCTGATAATGAATCAAACAAGGCTTGCGCTGAAACTGTTTTTGTAATAACTGTTTCAACTAAAGATTCAAGTGCACCAAGATTTGTAGCACCCTCAGCAAAATGTGCTACATCTGCTGATGATATTGAAGTGATAGCACCAAGCAAGGCTTGCGCTGTTTGAGGATTAACAACAGAGGCTGTGGCTGATGAAGATAAACCATTTAGATTTGATGAACCTGTGGCTTCAATGTTTTCAGCCGTACCATACAACGTATTGGTATCTAAAATTCCTCTGACTTCGGAATCAAGAATGAGTGAGCCTGTGGCACTCATTGTTTTAGCTTGCGACTGTTAGAGATGCAGTTAAAGAACCTGAAGCAATCGTTACAGTGTCTCCTGCTGTGTAAGGATTTGAGGTAATTGTTCCTGAGAATAAAAAGTTTCCTGTAGTTAAATTATCCCAAGCAGTAAAATGTGTTGCGTCTTGTGAACCTACAATGTTTGTCCAAGTTGCTGCTGCGTCTGATGCAATGCTTCCATTTGATGCTGCTGCAAAGGTCACAAGTTTTCTTGTAGTTTCAGTTGCAGGGTTACTTGTTCCATTTGCACCTGGGTCTCCCACATGAAGTTTTATGTAAACATCTGTAACAGAAAATGCTGTTGCGTTTCCTAAAGCATCAAGAAATTTATTTGCTGTGTAAGCACTTAAACCAGTTGCCATTATTGTTCCTCACTTGTTTCAATGATTCTTGTAATCAAATTATTTTCATCTCTTTCAACAGTTCTAATTGTTTGTTTAGATTCTGGGCTAGTAACGTTCACAACTGGTGGTGCAACATTAATGATTGCTGGTGGTACATTAACAATTGTTTCAGGTATCTGCACATTAACTTCACTTGTGCGTGTGACATCATAAACACTTGATGGGTCTTGTGGGTCAATCTGTGCAACTTGTTGTAGTTGTGTGCTTGGTAGACCTGTGTGTGCAATCTTTGGAAGACCAAGAGCTGAAAGAACTTGTGTTGGGTCATAACCTGATTGAACAAGTCTTTGAGCCATCTGAACTTTTTTATCTTGCTCAATGACATCAGCTTCAGCAATATTTATGTTAGCCAAAGGAACTCTGAACTGGTCGCCCTCATCCACAGGTCTTAAATCTTCAAATCTTCTAATATCGTTCACAGAATAAAAACCTGCTTGTAAACCAATTGAGTATCCTTGGATTCTTGTTGTGTAGTCTCCACGTAATAAACCATCAACATTGAATTTTATGAAAGCATCTGATGGTAGAAGACTTGAGTAAGCATCTTCAATTTTTTGTACATAAGGTCTTAAAGTGTGTGTTACAAAGTTTATGTTGTTTTGTTCCACAGAGGCGTAAGACATTGCCCCAGGTGTTGTGACTTGAATCATGTGTAATGGAACTCTGAACATTCTTGCTATTTGTTCAACAGCGAATTGTTGAGATTGCAACATTTGTGCTTCATCTGGGTTTGCTGCAGTCTTTGTGTACTTTGCGCCACCTGAAAGGATTCCTGTTTTATGTGCTTTTTTGTAACCTTTATGTGCGTTGTCAAAATTGTTTCGTAAATCTTTTGCTTGTTCTGCTGTTAAGTTACCTGGGTATTCAATGATTCCTTGTGCTGTTGCACCTTGACCAAAAAATCTTGCAGCGAAACTTTGTAATGCTGAAGCTAAACCAAGGTTTTCTTTTAATTCTGATACACGACTTAAACCTCTTGGTGCACCTGGTTTACGAATTTCTGTAATGTGTAACATGTCTTTTTGTTTGACAGTTCCAGCAACAGCGTTATCAATTAAATATTCAAGTTCTCTTGTTTCAGGGTTTCTAACAATTGAAACTCTTAGTGGGTCTAAACAAACAAGGTTTGCAACATCACCACGACTATCACGAAAGATACGAACGAAAGCGTTTCCATCAAGCAATAAAGAAACAAGTACTTGTTGGTAATGTTCGCTTCTTAATAAATCAATATCAGGTTTTTGTACCCACTCAGGTCTTGGTCGGTAAGGAACTCGGTTGCCATCACGTCTTATATAAGAATCAACTGGGAGTGTTGAAATGGTGTCAGAGATTAAAAGCACACAAGCATAAAATGCGCTGATACGCATTGAAGTGTTCTCATCAATTGGTGCACCTGAATCTGTGGTGAAAGCAAATGTGTCACCAGCACCCCAAATGGATTGAAAACTTATAGCTCTTCTTTCAGGAAGATTAAAAAGATTATTTAACATTATTTACTTCTTTCAATAGCGAGACCTAAAGCAACACATGACAAACCTGCGACTGTTATACCTGCTGGTAATGAAATCAATGCAACACCAACAGAAACTAAAACTAGGCCTACGACTTGGATTATTGTGGCAAACAAAAAAACTCCTTAGACAAAAAACTGTGGGACAAGAACTTCAGATTCTGTACGAGAAACTGTTGCCCTATCAAAAGCAATGATACTAGCAACTGCACCATCTATTTTTCGTGGAGAACCTCTGTGCTCTTTAACAATTCTAGGGCCAAGCCTATCCACTTTGACAACAGCATTTGATATGTGTCTTGTCAATAATGGGCTTCCATCATTTGTTAATTTTTCTGAAACCACAGCATCATAAAACTTTGAACAAGCAGGAATCATTCTTGCTGCTGAGGTTGATGGCCACTCCACGATTGGTAAACCAGCATCCTGTAAAACTTGCATTGTTCTTTGCCAACGAAAAGGGTCACAAGCAATCTCTTTAACATTCATGCGATTACATGCTTGAATGATTGCGTTTTCAACTTCCAAAGAATCCACACGCCAATCATCTGTGTCCTCTGGTTGTTTCTCCCAAGCCTCAACAAGGAACACATGTGGTGACTCTTCAATAGTGACACCAACAATCACAGAAGCATCACCTGAGAAAGAACCATCAAAACCAAGAATCACAGGAACATCTTTATCAATTTCTTTCTTGACAAATCTTGACTCCCAAGCATTATTAGGCAACCACGCTGTTTGAGATGAAACCCAAGCGTTAGTTCGTTTTGTACGAAACTCAGCTTCAGGTGTACGTTTCACAGCAGACTCAAAATCTTCAACAGAGTTCAAATCACCAAAAGCAGGATTCGCAAGTTTCCAAACTTCAGGGTCTCTATGGTTTGACTCAGTTGGTGATTCCCACCAAGACATAAAAAAAGATGGGTCATCAACTTCACCACGCGCAACCTTTTGCCCATACTGATACAACGAATAAGCAACAGAATCTTGACCTGTGTTATCTGTTTTAACACCAGCAGTTGTAATTGCAAGAAGTAAAGGTTCACGTCTTGCACCCATTCCAAGAGTCATAACGTCAAAGAGTTCACGATTAGGTGCAGCGTGCAACTCATCATAAACAACAAGTGTTGGTGACAAACCCTCTTTAGTGAAAGCCTCAGATGAAAGAACACGATACACAGAACCCATTGATGGAATCTCAATCGCATCACGATACAACTTAGCTTGAGACATTAGTTCTGGTTCAGCTTCAATCATTTTCTTAGCATCACCAAAAACAATTCTTGCCTGGTCTCTGTCAGCAGCACAAGAATAAATCTCAGAACCTTTCTCACCCATAAACAAACCCCAAAGAGCAATACCAGAAGACAAAGCAGATTTACCATTCTTACGAGCCATCCCAACAAGTGCAGTTCTATGTTTGAAACGACCATCATCACGAACAGCAAAAATATGATTCAATAATTCTTTCTGCCAAGGTCTCAAAACAATTGGTTGCCCACTACGACCTGCAACAGTATCTTTAGTTTGAATACACATTGCATCAATAAAATCTGCAACATCAACACCACGACTCAACTCAAGAGCTGAATCCTCAACAGGTGTCAGCCAACGAGACGGCCAACCCTCAATCGCGTTGGTCACGTTTAGCCCTTAACTCTTCCAACTTAGATTTAGCTTTAACTTCAGCAACCCCTAAGCGAGACCTATCAGTAGGAGTAAACCCCAATAAAGACAAAGAGTTAGTAATATTTTTTTCAAGTTCACGCAACGCCTTTCTTTCTCTCCACGCTTCAGGATTATTCCAAACATACGCGCGAAGTCTGACACGTTCATCTAACATTTCACAAGTCATCAACAACAACTCAATATCAGTCTTAGGTGAAATCCACAACTGACCCATAGACCAAGTACGATTCCACAACTCCAAACCAGCATCAAATAATTGTCTATGAGGTTCAGGTAATTCAGAAATAGGTTCAATCAAAATGGTTTCACTTGAATCAGGCAAAGCACGCTGACCAGGATTACCAAGTTTACGTTTAACCTCAATCGGTTTCGGTGGATTCGACATTTCGCTCTAAAACCTTTCGACCACAATCGTCACAATCAACAACATTAGACTTACGTTCTTTAAGCTCACCTGTCGGTGGTTCAAGTTTTTCAAAACCAACATCACCCAACTCCCAACCAACAGAATCCAATTCAATCAGTTGCATAGCCAACTTGTCAGTATCCCACTCAGCAAGTTCAGCAGTTCTATTATCAACAAGTGCATAAGCCCGAGCATGCTCAAAAGTCCAATCACTCGGAGTGTAAGCAACAACAATCTCATCCCAACCAATTTGCTTGGCTGCTTCCAAAGTTCCATTACCAGCAATCACAACATTGCCACCAGTAACCACAATTGGCTTCCTCTGACCAAAACGCTTTAACGAATTTGCTATACTTTCAATGTTCTTAACGCTATGCTTACGAGCATTATCAGGGTCAGATTGGAGAGAACTTATTTTCACTTTAACAATACGCAAGTCATTCATAAACACATCCTACTTGATTTTGATTTTCATTTTCAAAAAACTTTCCAACTGCAGAGATGCGCGAACACTAAGGCTCGGGAAGGC